TCGCGGCGCACTTCGTTTACAACGCCATAGCAGTCGAGCGCGGGGAACACGCGGCCGCCGCTGACCCAGACCACGTCCAGGTATTTTTCGAGGTTGATCGTCATGAGATGTAGCGCAGCCCGGGGTGCTTGGAGAGGTTGAAGCGGTCGCGCGGCCAGGCCGTGTCGAGGATGTTCATGAAGCCCGCAGTCACCTGGACCTCGGTGGCCGACCATTGGCCGCCCTTGATGACCATCGACAGTGGCCGCTTGATCGGTGCCATAAGGTCGCTGCTCAGGTACACGCGCAGGGTCGCGGTCATCTCCTGCCGCGCGGCAAGGGCCGCGCGAATCTTGGTGCTCACCACGCCGTCGATGTTGGTCAGCGCGAACCGGAGATCCTGCACGCCATCGGCGTTGCGCGCAGGCTTCGCCACGTCCATCCCGCAGGCCTTGAACGTGACTGTCTCGCCCGTTTCCAGCACGGCCTGCAGATCCTCCCAGCCCTTGGTCAGGTAATGGGTTTCGCTGCCTACCGTGATGGCCAGCGTCTCGTGCTCGATCTCGCTGCCACCCGAGGCGTAAAGACGTTCGAGAATGGTCATGGCAGCGGCCACTCTCGGTTTGCGGCAAGGTCGATCACGTTGGCCTGGAGGATGCCTTCCGGGTACTCGGACCATCCGTCAGCCAGCAGCGGCCGCAGATAGAGTTCCAGCGTCGCCGTGAACATCCACAGGTTGCTGTTGGTCAACGTCGGGCCATCGTAGATATCGGTGAATCGGGCCTTGTAGTAGTCCATCCCCAAGGGGCTGCGAAGCCGGCAGGCGAACCAGGCAACGCCGTCGAACAGCTGCTCCTGGAACCACTTCTCGAACAACGCTGCCTGCTGGTCATTCAACAACCAACGCACCTCGGTCTGGCTGGGTGTCGCGGTATAGGCCCGCCGCGGGAGTGACCGCCCGCTCACGAACGTGGACCGCGTCTGCGGTGATACGTGGCGCAGTCCATAGCCCTCGCGCAGCGGCTCTGGCAACCACTTCGGTTGCATGATCAGCGCCATCAGCCAACCTTCCTTCGGACATTCCAGTTAGACCGCATTGCGCGGGACTGCGGGCCGGTTCCGGACGTGGTGTCCGCGACGCGGTCCTGCCGCGCCAAGGTCACGGCACGCCGCACTGTCTGCTCCTGCATCAACCGCTCTCGATCACTGATGGAACCGTTCACGTTGAAATTCATCTCAAAGCTGTCGCCCCGGCCTCCACCGGCAGAATCGCGTGACACGCGGTCGAGGGTTGCGTCCAGCTTGGCGCTGGTTGCCGCAGTGGTGACCCGCTCGCCCTTCTGCAGAAGCCACGTGCCAGTCTCGGGAACGCTGTCGATGCCGTCGTGGGCCATGCCTACTGCAGCGATGTTGGAGACGATGCCAGCGGTTGCAGCCGCCACCGAAGCGATTGCTGCAAGATTGGTCGGCCAAGGGTTGGCGGCTGCCATGGCCATACCCTGTTGGATCGCAATGACAGACTGCGCGATAGCTGCCGCCTTCTGAACTACGAATGCAGCCTTGTAGAGCGCGGACTGCTCGCCAAAGCTGGTCCGCATCACGTCCGTGATGCTTCCGAGAGCCGACTGCGCCTCGGTTGCCGCAACCTGCCACCGCGCTCTGTCGAGGCGGCCCAGATTGGCTTCGTGCTCCTCACGCAGCTGAAGCTCCTGCGCATTCCACTCTGCTTCGAGATCAAGTCGTGCCCGTCGATTCTCTTCCAGGGCCTCCAACTGCGCCGCGAACTTCTGCCGCTCGGCGTCTTGTGCCGAATCGATCTTTGCAAACTCGCCGCTCGACCCACCGTAGAGAGCAGCTGGCCCCTTGTAGTCGGCGGCGCCAGCACCTCCGACCTGCCGAATGACCTTGGCGGCGGTTGCTGCATAGTCCTGATCATTCGCTGCACCAACAGCCGCAGCAGCCTGGAGGGTCTTCAAGCGGTCTCGGGCCAAATCTACGCCGAGCGAGTCCTTCTTGTTTAGCTCGTCCTTCAGCTTGGAGAAAGCCTCTGCGGCCTTGGCCGCTTCCTCGTTTGCGGACTTCACCCCCGCCAGCCGATCAATCTCGGTGGCCAGCGCGCGCAGGCGCTCCTGCTGCGCGGCATTTAGCCCACGCAGGCCGCCTTCGGACAGTTCGAAGTTCAAGCGTTGCAGTTCGGTCGCCTTTCCTGAGCGATCCGCACTTGTGTCGAACAGCTCGATCTGGCGCTTGAGCTGTAATCCGCTCGCTTCGTAAGCGCGCTGAAGCTGCTGTTGGCTCGCCACGCGCTGCTTGGTCTTATCTGCGTCGGCAGCGGCAGCGGCGGCAGCTTCTCTGGCCGCACTGTCGCTGGACGTTGCGGTGCTATCGACCGAACCGGAAACGCCCTTGAATGCCTCCGCCGCCCGTTGGTACTTGTAGCGCTCAGTCAGCTCTCGTTGGATACCGATACGCTGTTGAGTCAGATCGTTGATCTGCTTGAGCCTGGCTGCCTCCTGAGCGTCCGTCAGGGGGATCCCAAGGAGACCTGTCTTGTTCTGCTTCGCGTAGTTGATCAACCCGTTCAGCCGGGCCATCTGCTCGTTGAGTGCAGCCTCACCTGCGTCCTTGACGCTTCCCCCCGCGTCTAGATTCGCGAGGTCCCTGACCTTGGTAATGAAGCCCGCGATCTGAACAACACCATTCGCCAGCTCGCTGGAAAGATTGGCCACCAGGGTGACAAGGCTGTCGAATCCCTCCTTGACCTTGGGGTCCTGCAGAGTATCGATGAGGTCGTTGACGGCAGCGGTGGCGCCTTTGAGGCTTCCGTCCTTTGCCGTGGTGATGTCATCCAGAGTATGGCCGAGCGCGGTCAGCGCGCCTCCGAAGGTATCGCGTGCCGCCAGCGCAGCGCCGGCATACGACTCCTCAAGGATCTCCAGGATCATCACCTGGGCCTCGCCCTCCTTACCGGCCTTCACCAGCTCGTCGATCGTGCCGCGCACCTCCTTGGTGAAGGCCGCGCCGAAGCCCTGCTGCGCCAGCGCAGCTGCTGCCTTGCTGGGTGATTCCAGCGCGCGCCCGATGGTCTCCGCTGACTGGCTGACGCTGATGCCGAGGCGAGCCGACTGGTCAATCACCGCCTGCATCGCGCGAGGAATGTTGGAGGACAGGATTCCCGAATAGGACAGAAGCCGGGTCTGCGCCTCGACGATCTCGCCACCGCTGAAGGTCGACTTGCTGGCCAGCGTATCGGCCATATCGAGTAGCTGTTGACGGGTATAGCCGGCAGCGCCACCCGTGGACCGGATGATCGCATCGAGCTGCGCTACCTCCTTCTCCGCAGCAATGCTGTTTCGGCCAAACTTCACTGCTACGGCCGACAAGCCGGCAAGACCGACAGCAACCCCAGCCGCGAGTGCCGCGCCGGCCATCTTCGCCTCGGCCTCGACCTTCTTGCGCCACTTCTCTGCCCGGCGCTCGGACTTGTCCAGGCCGGAGGCGAAGCCGCCGACCTCGGCGATAACGTCGATGGTCAGCGTACCAAGGGACCGGGACATAGCTCTCTCTGCTGCAGGGGCTGGCCAACGGCCGGCCAGGTTGATACTCGCCCTACGGCGCGGCTACCACTGCTTCATCGCCTCTTCGAGGCTGATGGGCTGGGCATCCACGTGGGGCATGAAATCAGTCGACTTGAACGCGGCGGTTCCTGGCTTGCGGTTCGAGTTGACGAACAGCGCCGCCAGCATGCCCGCCGCTGCATCCATTCGACCGGCCACGTTCAGGCTGCCGCGCTTGGCGCGGTACACGCTCCAGAGCTGGAACTCCCGGATGCTGAGGCATTCCCTTGCCTCAGCGATGCTGCGGCCGCCAATCCCGTTCAGGACCAACTCGCACCACAGTTCATCCTCCGGGGTCAGCTCGTAGCTTTTCCCAGGTTGTTCACCTCGCCGATTACCATCAGCAGCGCGACGGACAGATTGCCGTCGAGGGCGCCGCGGTCGGGATCTGCCTCGCCGGTGATGTCGGCCACGGTGAACACCGGCTTGCCGTCCTTGTCGCAGATGCTGGCCGCGATGCGGCCGGCCACACCGTCGTGCTTGTTGGAGGCCGACAGAACGTCGGACACGGCAGTCTGGAAGCCAAGCGGCCGCACGTACACCGTCGCGCTCAGTTCTTCATCGCCCTGCTTCCAGCGGACCTCCTTTTCCACCGGACGGCCGGTGAACGCACCGGCCTTTTGCAGGCCGGCCACGCTCAGGCTCACCGCCCGAGCGGTGCCAGTCTTCTTAGGGGCGCGGCTCACGGCGTCTCCGCCTTACGCAGCCAGACACCCGAGCCGCTGCGCTGCATGGTCGCCGCGGTGGTTACCACGGCATTGCCCTGGAAGTCGAACGGGAAGTCGCTCACGTAGGCCTGGAAGGTGTACCAGGTACGGGTGGTCGGCAGGACCAGCTCGGCCACAGTGGAGCGCTCGGCCGTCGCTGCTGCGCCGGTGCCAGCACCGCCGCTGAACGCAACGGTAGGCGCGCTGGTGTAGCCGGTGCCCGGGTTGGTGATGTTGACGCCGATGACCGAGCCGGAATCGACGATTGCCGTGGCGGTGGCGCCGCTGCCGCCGCCACCGGTGATGGCCACGGTGGGCGCCGAGG